TTAGGCGTTTTGGGTGTGTTAACATTGTTCTTTTCTTTTTGTTTTTTAATCAGTTCGTCTAATTCTTTTCGTTTTATATTCATCTCAATGTTTTGTTTTTTGAATTTATTGATAAATTCTAACCTTTGAGCCTCTATGTCCTTCTTTTTCGTGTTTATATTTTTTAATCGTTGTTCCATCATTTTTTTGAATTCTTCTTTTTCTTCTTCCGTCTTGAACCGGTTTTCTAACATTTGTTTTTCGAAAAATTTCTTTTCACGGTCCATTTTTAACAGTTCATTAAATTGTTTTCTTTCGAAGTTTGATTTTTTTTTCTCGAATTCTACACTTTTATTAGTATACTCTTTCGATCTACCATTTCCACTAAGAAATTGAGGTACACCTTTACCAAATAAACTCTTCGGGAAATATACTTGTCTGGGTGTATTTGTTACTTCCCGATTACGATTATCTGATATATTCGGTCTCTGCATTTTTAGTTTATCTGGAAATATGACATCACCATTACGTTTATTTACCCCATTGTTCGTACGGGTGTTCACTCCATTGTTGGTACGAGTATTCATACCATTGTTCTTATTCGCACGGGTGTTCACTCCATTGTTGGTACGAGTATTCATACCATTGTTCTTATTCGCACGGGTGTTCACTCCATTGTTGGTACGAGTATTCATTCCATTGTTCATACGATTATTCATAACATTTTCCATCGCTGAATTATAATTAACTTTCGTAAGTTTACGTTTTGACGCTAATTTTATAGGCTCCCGGACACCCATCGATTTCAATTTGTTTTCGATCGAAGTAAGCATATGCTCTTTAGTCGGTTTCGTTGGGATGAGTGCACCAACTTTACGAAGTATACGTTTTATATCAGAAACCTTAGAAGATGAATTAAATACTATCTCATAATCGTTAGCCTTTAAGGGTGATTTTTTATCTAATAAATACGTTCGATCACTTGTTATAACTAATGGTGGTAGTGGTAATTTGTTATCCTGGATGTCTTTATATATCTGACAAATCTCCTTTCTACTTAAAGTAACATTCAAACCTGTGTTCTGCTTAATGATCTCTCTGAGATTTTTTATATCCGCATCCGGATCGCACGCATCCATGGCGTATTTATATATGCTCACAAAATTTTTACTACAAAACATAAATGTAAATTATTGATGTGTTGTAGTATAATTATTACCCAAAATATAGAGTCTAATTTTTTCTTCATAATCCATATCAAACTTAAAAATATTAGTATCACCTAAATTTATTTCAATTATTTTAATATTTTTAGTGTATGAATTCTTGTTACCGAACGTCGAAAATATAATTGATTCAAAAAAATCAAGGGGATTTTTTATTTCCTCTTTAAATCTTTTGTTTATATTTACCGTTATACAAGTAACTTCATAGTCTTTTTTATCTAAGAACGGTTGTAACGGATACTCCTCACACGTACATCCATCAACATAATTATATCCATTATATTCAATTGATTCGAAAATAACTGGTATTGCCATACTCATACACACCGCATCTATAATATTCATATCTGGGTGAGTATCTCTGGAAAAGTATTCAGTTTTGTGTGTATTTAAACAATAAGCTGAAATATATATTTTCTTTTCTACATCATTAAATGTTGGGTTACATCCACAAACTTCTATAATTTTTTCTTTTACTCGAGTCATATCAACGAAACCATAACTAGTTAGAAACGATGATATACTTACATTAATCACAGAACTCAAATCCAAATTTAAACAAATATCAAGTATGTCGTCAATTGGTATATTTAAGGCCAAAAACAATGTAAGTATAGCACCAGCCGAACAACCGGAAATTTCATGAACATCCTTTATATTAGTTTCAATTCGTTTTAATGCCCCAATTAATGAAAATATACCCATTGATGCTGGACCAATGACTAAATATTTCATCCTTAATTAATAGTACGAAGGAAATTGGCGACGAAGAAGCGCAAATATCACAGCGAATACGATTGAATGTGTCAATGAGGCAGAAAGACTCGTCTGACCCGATCGGAATAATCCTCCGGATCCGGGTGGTATTGTGAGCAACAAACCCGGGCTGAGAACCAAGAACATGGATGTAGTAACCAACAAATCAGTCTTGGTTAAAATGAGTCCCAAAGCCTTTGCTATCATAGAATACACAAGAAAGAAAACCAATGCATGGAAGAATATAGCACTTTGGGAAGTCTTACCATTCGTGAAATTAACGCTGCGACCATTTGTAGTCAAAAGAACACCTGGACTGAGAGCAAGGAAAAGGGCCGCTGGGATAGAAACTTTTTTAGAAGTAATATCGGGTAACATATTTAATATAAGTCTATATTATTTTGTTTAGTATGAATCATAACGAAATTAACAAAGTCTTCAAATGAAGTACCACATAAAATATCATTATGCAAACTATTTTCTTCTATGTATTGTATAATTTTTAACCATATGTAAAATAGATGTTCTCTATATCGACAATCTATATATTCGGGTGTATCGTGCTCCTGGATATAACAAAACTCTTCAAAATCTGTAAACATACACTCTGTAAAAAGTGTATTTTCCAACATTGCATCGTAAAGATAGACCTTAATCATATCCCACAAATACCATAACTCATCTGAATATTCCACACCCCAATCATGTATATTTAGATGAGATTCTGATTCAATCTCGATGTCATCCTCGCTGCCATCAGTGTCACAACCCACAGTAGCTTCGTACACATACTGACTCCAAACCATGTCTGTTACTTACTTACAGTTTCCTTTTTATCTTTTATACCAGTTAACGATATCGACGTAGTTTCCTTAGTCTTTAAATTATCCTGGATCGCATTGATAGCCCCCTCAATTTTAGCTTCGTCACCACCAAAGTATTGGTATAGTCCTTCTCGGATCACATCCTTATTAATACCTGATTTTCGGACGGACTTCCGTAAACTAATCTTACCCTTCCTGAGGTTAATTGTATCAATACCCTGATTCACCATCTGCATCTTAACATTCTCCTTAAGACGCTTTTCTTCTTGGTTCAAAATCTTAATATCTGATTTAGCTTCAGAAAGTTGCTTTGTGAGTTCGATAAGCTTTGACACAGTGTCTGAAAGATCGGTCGAAACGGATGTCATATTTATTATTTATTATTTAAAACTATAGTCTAATCTTTAAGCACAGAGACCACGTTGCATTGTGTCGGGCACAATCGTGGTGTTATTCCATACATAAGCCTGTTTCGGGTTTGGTGGATCAACCCGAACAGTTCTATTGGCATTTCTCAACGAGCCACCTACTGTTTCTGGGAAACCAATTTGTTGTCTAGGTTCAAGATAGCTTTGTCCAGCAAGAATATCATCTGGGGCAAATTGACCAAAGTCTTCTTGGGAAGCTATTTCCCGCGGGAGAAGAGACGACGCAAGACCTGTGCCCTTCTGCATATTACATTCACTGCGGCTAACTGGGGCAGCTGCCATACTATCAGATGGTTCATCACCACCCAAAGAGGCATATGTGCGTTCTGTAATACTGTAACGAGATTTACCATTACCCATGCTGAACAAAACATAAATCAAAACCACGACAGCTGTCAACATGAGAATGTTTTTCGTTCTACCCTTCATCTTTATATAGAATAAATAATTTTTTTTTACTGATCATCTTCATCGGCAATTACATATTCTTCTGGGTAAAGATCTTCAATGACCGGATCATCAAAAACCTTCACCTGAACCAAATTCCAAACTGGGCCAAATGCTTTTTTAGCAAACCACAATCCGGCAAACTCAACGATAGCAGTACACATACCCGTTGGTTTAATGTTGGAAATATCAATTACTTCCTGATTCACATTAAAAACACGTGTTTGGGGGATTCGGTCACATGTAAATTGACCATTCACCATACCAGACGTATACGCAGAGCGGATGACGTCTTCTGTAAGTTCTTTACCAAACCAAGAAGACGCATTTTCAACTGCAGACTTGATGTTTAATTCATCAATGTCTTCGATTCGTTGGGTGTTTTTTTCTGAAACCATATCAATTGTAACTTCATTTGATTCGCCTGATACTGTAACTTTATTCACCCGATTGAGTTGAACAAAGTGCTTCTTTTTTTCATCACTGAGAGCTTTAACAAAGTAAAGTCCATCATCGCCTTTGTTTGGTGTACCGTAAATCATTATATGTATTATAATATGTTTAATTCTTTAAACCAACAAATGATATTTTAGATGACTTTTCCAATATGTCTGTTGGTACCCACGAATCTCTATTTTGTCTGTATCCATACAAAAGCTTGGACGTATTTATATTTTTATTGAAAGATACGGGTTTAATTGGCCTGTGTGTATATTCATTACCTATATAAGCCTTAGAACCAGTTTTTATCCATTTTTGCTTTTTTAGATTGAATCGTTCTTTACCATGTGTTTTGATATAACCACCAATATTCATATTATTTGGTGTTGCTTTAATTCCATGAACAATTTGTTTAGATAACCTTTCGGAACTTGGTTTTGTTGTATATTTTAAGTATTTATTGGGATTTATCTTTTTCGCTATATTAACACCAACGTTTCTATATTGTCGTGAACTCACTCTGGGTGTTATTATTTTAGTATGTACTTTTTTGAATATTTCTTCGATAGAGTCATTAGAGTTTAACTTTACATTCTTATTAATTATCTTCGAAAGTTTCAACATACGTTGTCGATCTTTTTCTTTTTTTTCGGGTCTTAATCCGAGTTTTTGCATGAGATACACATCTTCCAAAAGAAACCGTTTACCTGCAATACTTATTCTCTTATCATGTACAATCTTACCAGTATCCTTATTTTTGTAAGTGACACCTTTCGATTGTGATTGTATTATTTCATACCCAAATTCACGTGGTCTCATTATAGGTATATCTAGAATACCCCCAAGAACTACATCATCAATCTTATTTTTGTTTATTATAAAATATCTTACATTCAAATCAAGTGCAAATAGTTCAACGTCTATAAGCACATCATCCTTTATGATATTTTTATCGTTTCTTGTTTTTTTCTTTTTAATGAGAACATATCGTCTGGATACGTATGGACCTGTTTCCGAAAATCCTAAACCAACAAATCTGGCAATTTTCGATGCATTTTCTGTAATTCTATTTTTTATAACTTTATCATTAGTTTGTGCAATTTTTCCAAGTTTATCCCATAATACAAGTTTTATAGCTTGAAGTTTACCAAAATATTTGGTATCATATTTAATACGTGGTATGAACTTTGTATCTATATCACTTGTAATTATTCTATTTTCACGATCTATATATTTGTTGAAAGCTTCACCACCAGATATTACAAGATCACCATATGGATTTAATGCAGTTGAAAGCTCCCCAACCACCTTCATAATCTTATCTCTTATCTGATCAGTTACGAGGACATATATAATCTTTTCGAAACTTTCATTTTTATGCACTCGTGCAACACGCTTCCTGAAAGCAGACAAATTATTATTGTCAAAATGTTTCTTCAATATAGGATCATTGAAAAATAGATTTTTTTTTAAAAATCTATTAATGACTGCCTCTGAATAAATCTCTGTATCCATAACTATTATAGATGTACAAAAAAAATAGACACTGAATGTTACTTAAAGAAGACGCCCATACGAAGTGTATAACAAAGACATGTCTCTTGAAAATATCCAAACCGAACTTCAGGCACTCCACAATGATTTGAAAGCTTTGACTAAACTTGTCCGTAAGATTAAGTCTAAACAAGACGACCCGGATGGAGAAAAGGCAAAGAAGCGTGCTGAAAACAACGGTTTTAACCGAAAGCAACAAATTACACCCAAACTTCGTGCCTTCCTTGAACTCGGTGAAGGTGAGCTCATCTCCCGTAGTGAAGTCACTAAAGCTATCAATAAATATATTACCGAAAAGGGGTTGAAGCACCCGGATAATGGTCGTCAGCTTGTTCTCGATGACAAGTTGCGTGATCTTCTCGCTCCACCAGCTGATGTCCAGGTCACCTTCCTTAACTTGCAAAAGTACTTGAGCCCGCACTACATCAAGAGTACAGCTTAAAAAATTGAAACATAGTCATTATAGATGAACAATGACTGTCGAAAAAGATAAAATTGAACAGCTTGTTGGTACAAAGATTAAGGATATCACTTTGTACCAAAAAGCATTTACTCATAAATCCGCCCTCAAAGAAGATGAAGAACTTACAGAATCATTCGAAACCCTCGAATTTATGGGTGACTCCGTATTAGGCTTTGTAATCACTAAATTTCTATTTGATCAATATGAAGAGCGACAAGAGGGCTTTCTTACAAAAGCTAGAACTAAACTTGTTCGTTCAGAGACACTTGCGTCTATCGCAGTGAAACTGGGTCTCAATGAGATGGTTCGCATGGATGAAAAGGGAATGCGAAATGGTTGGAACAATAATCCGAAGATTTTAGAAGATGTTTTCGAAGCTCTTGTTGGGGCTATTTATATGGATTTGGGACTTATTCACGCTAAAAATTTCATACTTCGTATTTATAATGATCCACAATACATAAATATGAAAATGATCATGATTGATGATAACTTTAAAGATCATCTCATGAGATATTGTCAAATTAGTAATTTCCCGTTACCCGAATATAAAATAGCATCACATCACGAGGGTGTATTTTATGTGGATGTATACATAAATAACTGTTTTTGTGGACGTGGTGTTGCCAAAAGTAAAAAACAAGCCGAGCAAAATGCCGCTAGGGAGTTTTTTGCTAATAACATGGAACAGCTTAAAAATGAAGTGTCATAAATAACTAATAGCATGCATCCAAACGTGAAAGCTTTGATTGAAAGGGAATATGCTGCCCAAAAATCTGAAGAGTGGTTAGCTCTTCGTGGAAACATGTTAACGGCATCCGATGCAGCTACGGCTATTGGTAAGAATAAATATGAAACTCCACTTGGGTTAATACTTAAAAAATGTGGAATCGGTGAACGTTTCATGGGCAATGAAGCCACACGTCACGGTGAAAAGTATGAAGATGAGGCAAGAATTCTCTACGAGCAAAGACATAATGAAATCGTGCATGAAATTGGTCTTTGTCCACACAGTGAACATAAATGGTTAGGTGGCAGCCCCGATGGAGTATCAGAATCTGGAAAGCTCATTGAAATTAAGTGTCCTATGGCTCGTAAAATATTACCCGAAGTCCCCGAACACTATATGCCACAACTTCAACTTTGTATGGAAATTTTAGATCTCGAAGAAGCAGATTTTATTCAATATAAACCCGCAGAAACGAATTGGCCACGACCAGAGGAATTTGTTGTAGTAAATGTAAAACGTGATCGTGAATGGTTTAAAACATATCTTCCAATTATGAAGGATTTTTGGGACAAAGTGGTATATTACCGACAACATCCAGATGAAATCCCTAAACCAGAAGAAAAACCAAAACGCACTAGAAAAAAGAAGCCCGAGCCTGTAGTGGAGTGTGAAATATACGATATTTCAGAAGATGACTTCCTAAGTGATTAATATTTTAGATAAATACAACTAAAAATATGCAGGAATATGAGAGAGCTGTCAAACAGTTAAATGGTACATTACAGAAACCACATCAAGAATATGGTGTAAAATGGATGCTTCTTCATGAAATAAATGAAACCATCCCTAAGAAAGGTGGCTTTCTTTGTGACGAAATGGGCCTTGGTAAAACGATACAAACTATTTCTCTTATATTAGGTAATCCCGTTAAAAGAACATTGATTGTTGTTCCAAAAACGATTGTAGAACAATGGCATCGGGAATTTCAAAAATTTGCACCACAGTTGAAAGTATCTATTTATGATAAACATAAACAAATAGACGAATGTGATGTACTTATTTCATCATACTCATCTATTGTACAAAGGGGTGAAAAAAGAGATTTTAAAACTGCGATTCATGAAGTACATTGGAATAGACTTGTACTTGATGAAGCACACGAAATCCGAAACAGACGTTCGAAACTATTTTTTTCTCTTAACGCACTAATGACAGATATTAGATGGATGTTAACTGGTACACCTGTATTCAATTCAACCGAAGATTTCATTTCGTTGTTGATGTTCATTGGTTATTGTAAACTTACTATACAAGGAAACTACGAAAAGTTAAAGTCATTATATATTCTGAGAAGAACGAAGGATACTATAAATTTACCAAAATGTTTTTTTGAAAATGTCGAACTTGATATGTTTGATCAAGAAAGAAACTTTTATGAGAATGTGTTTACAGAATCTAAAGAATTTATGAGGGAAGTTTTTAAAAATTCTACAAATATTGGTACAAAAAATATGGAACTTTTAGAATGTTTACTTAGAGCTAGACAGTGTATGATATGGCCACAATTATACTTGAATGGTATTTCTAAGAAATATGAAATCGATGCGGGTAAATGGACTGGTAGATCAAACAAGATGGAAACACTCCATAAGCTTATAAAAGAACACCCGAATGAAAAAACTCTTATATTCTGTCAATTTGTGGAAGAAATGAACCACATACAAAATATGTTATCAGAATATGAAGTCTTTAGAATAGATGGTTCGGTGGATAAAAATACACGTGAAGAAAGAATTGAGGATTTTAAGTCTTCGGAAAAAAATTCAATTTTTATTATACAAATCAAATCAGGTGGACAAGGTTTGAACCTCCAAGAAGCAACACGTGTGTATATTACTGCACCATCTTGGAACCCTGCGACAGAACTACAAGCCATAGGTCGGAGTCATCGCTCTGGACAAAATAAAGACGTATACGTGAAAAAGTTGGTATATCGTGGAGATGAAAATTTTCCAAGTGTTGAAGAATCTATCATGTGCCTCCAGGGTCATAAGTCTTTGATATGTTCGGAGGTGCTCAATGATAAGCGTATAGAAAACCAAATACCCACTAAAGGTATTTCCTCTAAGATATCAATTAATGACATCAGGAAAATTTTCTGCGTTTAGTGTAAAAATGAACTCTAAGACATTTGGAAGCCGAGCTGAAGTTTTCCACGGAACCGCCGAAAGAACTACAGGTGGTCTCACTAAGAAAGATCTCATGATTGGTGGTGATGGACGTATCAAGAGTAAGGCTGCCCACAATTCCGCACTCGCTCGTATGAAGTCTGAAGGTAAGAAGGCGATGGTTAAGGTTTTCAAGCCGAAGAAAGGTAAATTTTCTCTTCAACCAAAGGCGGGTACAAAAGCATATGAGAAAAAGATAAAGAAGATGGAGGACTAAGTAAATCTGAAGAGAATTATGTTTTATCTTTAGATTTATAAAAATATTCAATTAATATAAATGACTTTAGAGAAGTGGGATGAATCTGTGCGTCTCGCAAAAATTAAGTTAGGTCACAATCCAAAAAAATTTACCAGAATAGATGGTAAACTTCTCAAGGAGGCGCAAGCTATTTATCATATACTACTCATGAACGACAAACTGAAACCCCTTTAATCGTTCAGGCTCAAATACCATGAGTTGATATAATTTCCATGTAATTCCAAATTTCTTATTAAGAAAATATACACTTGAAAGTTCAACAATAGATTTACCTGAATTTCGTGAATAGAGACCGTGACTCACTTCATCCTTTAAATGATTCTTATCTGCATCAAATACATGTGCTTTTAATGTATCATGGATATCTGTGTCAACTTTCACACGAAATTTTGGTGCGTGCCCCTGATTTTCCTTTATATTAGAATTAAACATTGATTTAAGTTCATTATAACTATACACCTTGTCGAAAATTTTATCACTTTGTTCGGCGACCGCACGAATAATTTTGTCTTCGATTTGTCGTAGTGTATCGTAAAACGTTTTTACATAGTTGTTTTCTTCGTCATAACCATTCATAGAAAAATCAAGATTCCACTTTACCGGACCAACTTCTGGTGTAAAGCCAGAAACTCCAAAAGGCATATACATTCGTGGAATTTGAATGCGAAAGGGTTTATCATCATTTGTGGAAATCACAATTTTTCGATTATTGTATTCATTGATTTTTAAATTATCACATGCGTCAATGAACTTGGACATTATATATGAATAATAATGTAAAACTTTAAGCTGAACACATAACACAATCTGGTTCAAGGCTAAATTGTATGGGACGAGCCTTTGCCTTACTTCTCAAATAGTACATACCGGTTTTTAAACCTTTTTTCCATGAATACATATGCATTGATGAGAGTTTCGAAAGAGTGGGACTTTCCATAAATAGATTCATACTTTGAGACTGATCGATAAAACGCCCTCTATCAGCTGCCATGTCGATGACATCTTTCATTTTGATTTCCCAAACAGTTCTATATAAATTTTTAATGTCATCGGGTATGTCGACGATGTTTTGAATTGACCCACCAGCTTTTACCATTATATCTTTCATTTCCTTAGACCAAAGGCCAATCTTTTTGAGGTCTTCAACAAGGTGTCGGTTTACTACAACAAACTCCCCAGCAAGTGTTCTTCTAAGATATATGTTTGTTGTATATGGCTCGAAACATTCATTATTACCTAGAATTTGTGCCGTTGAAGCCGTAGGCATGGGTGCCATAAGTAGACTATTTCTTAGTCCCTTCTTCATTATGCGTTCTTTGAGGATATTCCAATCATAATGAAGTTTAGTTTCACCTTCCCACATATCAAACTGAAGAATACCTTGTGCAGCGGGAGAACCTTCAAATGTAGAATATGAACCCTCTATCTCAGCCAAATCGCAACTTGCTTCAAGTGATGCGTGATACATCGTTTCAAATATACGTGAATTTATAAGTTTCGCTTCATCCGAATCAAATGCAACACGACATAAAATAAATACATCAGCTAAACCCTGTACACCCAAACCAATTGGTCTGTGTTTCATGTTTGAGTTTTTTGCGGTTTCAACCGGGTAAAAATTACGATCAATCACACGGTTCAAATTCTTCGTTACTATTTTTGTAATTTCATGAAGTTTTTCATAGTTAAATGTTCTCTTTTCTATGTCAACAAACTTCGGTAATGCGATAGATGCCAAGTTACATACAGCAGTCTCATCTTTGTCAGTGTATTCTATGATTTCTGTACATAAATTTGACGATTTAATCGTACCCAGATTCTTTTGATTACTCTTCTTATTGCACGCATCTTTGTAAAGCATATATGGAGTACCCGTTTCTGTTTGTGATTTAAGTATGGCCTTCCACACATCGGCAACGGGTATAGTAAAACTTGCCCGCCCCTCTTCTTCATATTTCGTGTATAGTGCTTCAAATTCTTCTCCCACAGCATCAGAAAGACCTGGTGCCTTATCTGGACAAAAAAGAGACCATTTTCCACCCTCTTCAACACGCTTCATGAAGAGATCTGGAATCCACAATGCAGAAAAGAGATCGCGACATCTCGCCTCATCATCTCCTTGATTAAGACGCAACTCAAGAAAGTCCATAATATCCGCATGCCATGGTTCCATGTACACAGCAATACTACCCTTACGTCTACCTGCCTGATTCACATATCG